GTAGGATAGGGCGGTGGCGAGCCGCCCAGTAATGTGTGGTGGCGCAGTTCGGTAGCGCATCTGACTTTTAATCAGACGGTCGTGGGTTCAAATCCCATCCACGCAACTATCCACATACAGAAAGGAGCAGCTATATTGGAAACGGAAAACGTATACTGCCCTGTATGTAAGGCGCGGGCAAACCGTGAAAAACTTCTTTTCAAGAAAGCACCCGGAGCATCCGGCACGATTTTTATAAACTGCCGTGGATGTAAGGAAGTAATAAAAATAGAATTAAGCAAAGAGCCTTTGAGCCGGTTAAGTCATAAGTAGACTTGATCGGTTCTTTTGTTTTATTCGGAAAGGGGAAACTTCATGTACGCAAGCAACCGTCCAACTCTCGGTAGACGAATGTTAATGACTGATGAGAGGGAAATTACGAAAGACAATATCATATCGGTTGTATCTAAGGCGTTTATGGAACACCAGGAGAATGTGGCACAGGAAGTTTTTCTTTTTGAGTATGAGAAAGGCAATCAGCCAATTCTTAACCGTGAAAAGAAAATCAGACCGGATCTCAATGCCACAGTCGTAGAAAACAATGCTTCAAAGATTGTGGACGTGCATCTGGGATATTGTTTTTCCAACCCGATCACTTTCGTACAGAGAGCAAAGATAGAACCGACAAAGAAACAGAAGAAAGCCTTATTCGGATTTTTGAGAAAAAAGGATGAGGACGATGGAGAGAATATTGACGATTTGAAGATCGCCATGCTCAATAAAATGATGCAGGAGCAGAGCAAAGCGGCAAAAGATATTGCCCTTGGAAGAAACCTATTTATCTGTGGTGTCGGCTACCAGATGATGCTGCCGAACAGAAATAAGAGCAGATATTCTCCATTTGAACTATTGGTTCCAAGTCCACTTACAACCTTTGTGGTGTACTCAAATGACGCATATAGAGAACCGGTGCTAGGATGCACCTATTCCGTACATGATGATGGAACAATTACTCTTACGGCATACTCAAAGAATTTCTGCTATACCATTGAGCATGAGTTGAACACGACAGACTATCATCTGAAAGAGAATATCGCACCAAACCCACTCCGAAGAATACCGGTCGTTGAATTTTATCTGAATGACCGCATGGGTATTTTTGAAAAGGTTATTCCACTGATGGATGCAATGAATCTTGTGGATTCTGACCGTATCAATGATATTCTGCAACACGTTCAGAGTTTACTCTGGATGCACAACTGTCAGGTAAACGAAGAGGGCAAGAAAAACCTCGTAGACGGCGATGGAGTCATTATGACAAAGAGTACCGGGGACGGCAAGGAGGCAAAGATCACTTACCTCAATCAGACATTGAATGAGAGTGAGGTTCAGAAACTTGTGGATCATCTCAATTCTCAGTTGGAGCAGATTACATCTACACCATCATGGCAGGAGGCAAGTGGAGGTTCAACCACCGGTGCAATGCAGTTATCCAATGGATGGCAGTGTTTGGAGATTTCTGCTAAGACGGTTGAGCAGTTATTCACTGAGCCGGAAATGCAGCTCATTGATTTGGCAATCGAAATCATTAAGACAGATCAGAGACCGTATGACGGTCTGAAAGATATAGAGACGGCAGATGTTGAAATCCGTTTTTGCCGTACAAAAACCTATGATTTGGTGTCTAAGACCAATTCCCTTGTGGCGTTGCTTAATGCCGGAGTAGACGGTCTTACATCATTCAACACTGTTGGACTGTTCACAGATCCACAACAGGCATGGGTTGATAGTAAGCCTATTATTGATGGCATACAGAAGAAACTTGCCTCCAAGGAGGAAAAGACACAGCAACCGAACCCTAACGCATACAAGGATGAAGAGGGGAACGGTGGGGAGAACAACAAGGAAAAAGATAAGACAGAGGAATCTAAGCAGCCAAGTAAGACTGCAATGGTAGAAGAATAGGCGGTGTGAACTATGTATAATCCGGTTGAATACTTTGACGAAATGAACATTCTCAAAGACGATAAGCTCCGCCGGAAGAAAACCGCCAAGGAGTTTATAAATGCACTTGTAGACTTCTTTGAAGCACAGTTCCTCAATCTTATTTCCGGCATTTTCCTTTACGAAAAGACGAGTGCTGATTATGAAAATGAACTCATGGATCTCTATTTTGCCATGATGCCTGAATATCAGTACGACACAGAAGTAAGGGAAAAGGCATACAGATTTGCAAAGTATATTCAGGAAGCCACAGAGAGGGCAGTTGAAAATGCCAACGGCAACGATAAATATAAAATATCTCGTATGACCGGTGGCATGATGAATGAAGAGGATGTTCCCAAAAGTGTGAAAAGAATGTTCTCTGATGTCAGAGCTACAGAGATTGCCCTAAATGAGACAAACTGGATATATAACTGGATAAATCATCAGAACCTTGTGGATAAGAAACAGAATACCCACACATGGGTAAGCATGAGGGATGAACGTGTCCGGGTTAGCCACTGGGAGGCGGACGGCCAAACAGTTCCTATTAACGAGCCTTTTATCATCAATGGGTACAAAATGATGTTCCCGCTCGATGATAGTATGGGCGCACCGATAGATGAGATCATCAACTGCCGGTGCGTAGAATTATAAATCAGGAGGTAGAAAACCAATGGCAACTGCAAAAAAGACAGCAGCAGACAAGAAAAAGATGGACGATAAGAAGAAAGCAGATTCAAAGAAATCCGTTTCAAAGAAAGATACTGCCAAGAAAACTGCCAATAAGAAAGCGGCAGCAAAGAAGTCCACAGCAAAGAAAACTGCTACCAAGAAAACAACTGCCAAAAAGGCAGCAAAGAAAAACTAACTGAATACAGTTAGAGCCTATGAGCCGGATGTGATGGAAAATCGTGTCCGGCTCATTTTTTCGGTTACAGAGGGAGTAATTCCTTTCAGATAACGGGTTAGAGAAAACCCTCATCAAACGCATACAACTATTGTCTTGCAGAGACGCAAGTAAAAAAACGCAGAAATTCACACGGAGAGAACCGTTCAAACGCAGGAGGTCAATTATGGCAGATGTAAACAGCACAACAACTCAGAACCAGACACAGCAGCAGTCTCAGACAGCACCGCAGAATCAGCCCACTCAGGCATCCGGTACACAGCAACAGCCTCAGACAGATAAGCATGAGGAAAACAACTCCGGCGGAGAAGTAACCGTTGAGAGCCTTATGGCACAGCTTGCACAGGAGAAAGCGGCAAATGCGAAACTGAAATCCGATAACGACAAACTTTGTACATCCGAGGGAAATCTTCGCAAACAGCTTAGAGCTAAGCAGACAGCCGAAGAGCAGGAGGCAGAGGCAAAAGCGGAACAGCAGGCTCAGAGAGATGCTTATGTCAAGGAACTGGAAAAATTCAAAGCGGTAGCGGAATCATCGGAGCGTTACTTAGGAATGGGTATGCCGGCCGAAATGGCAAAGGCTACGGCAACAGCAGAGTATGAGGGAAGCATGGATGTTGTTACCGGAAACATCACTAAGTTTATGGCGGAAAGAGACAAACAGAAAGAGTCGGAAATCCGCGCTCAGTATTTGGCTCAGATGCCTACGCCACAGTCTGGAAACGTAGGTCAGGTTGACTATTCAGCACAGATTAAACAGGCAATGGACGCAGGCGATTCACAGGCTGCGATTCTTGCAATATTAAGTCAAAGTGCCGCTAACAATCAGCAGGCATAAATCTAAAGGAGGTAATGAATTATGGCACAGGGCACAGCAACATCATTCGCTGTTCCTAATTTTAGCGGAATGTTATTCGCTAAAGGACAGACAGCAACACCGTTCTCTACTATGATTGGCGCAAGACCTCTTGTAACCAATCATGTAGAGTTTACTTGCGGTCAGGAGTACAACACAGAAACAGGCGAACAGCCGGAGATTTCTGAAACAGCATCCCTTACTGCACCACAGCCGGAAATGGTAACTAGAAGCCAGCTTACCAATGTAACTCAGATCTTCCAGAAATCCGTTGCGATTTCTTACGGAAAGCAGAGTAACATGGGTACACTGCAGGGTATCAATGTGGCCGGTCAGCAGGCAAACCCTATGGACGAGCTTGCATTTCAGGTTTCTCGTAGAATGGCAAAGATCGCACAGGATATTGAGTACACATTCATCAACGGAAAGTACGCAAAGGCAACTACTGATGCAGAGGCCAATAAAACAAGAGGACTTCTGACAGCTATCACAACCAACGTACTTGATCTTGCTAAAAAGCCTCTCACATACTGGCTTGTAGCAGAGGGATTAAAGTCCATCCACGATCAGGGCGCAAAGACAGACAACATTGTTCTCGGAGTTGATGCAACTACAATGTTGCAGCTTAACCTTGATGCGCAGCAGAACAACCTTACAATCGTTCCCCTTGGAAGAGAAGTGAACGGTATCAAATTACAGACAGTAGTTACCCCTCTTGGAGAAGTGGCAGTTGCTTTGTTTGATACTATGCCTACCGGTACAGCCGTTCTGTTCGATCCGTCCATCATGGCTCCGGTTCATCAGATGGTTCCTGGCAAGGGCAATTTCTTCCTGGAGCAGCTTGCAAAGACTGGTGCAGGAGAAACATATCAGATTTTCGGACAGATTGGTTTGGATCACGGTCCTGAGTGGATGAGTGCTAAGTTCACAAATATTTCCACAGATCTTCCGAGCAAACTGACAGCAACCACAAAACCGGGGGAATAACAGGTCATACCCTTAACGGTAGTTCCGAGGTAGTTGATTCTTCTGAATCCACATCAACGGATGCGGATTCAGAAGAGACGGCTACTGACAAGAAGTACACAGAGGAAGAACTTAACGCTCTGACAGTAGCACAGATTAAGGCTATCGCAGCGGAACGTGGGTATGACATGAAAGAAACCGTAAAAGCAAAGCTGATCGCAGAGTTTTTAACTCAGCAAGGGTAAGAAAGTGAGGACGGATTATGGACGCTAAATTGTTGAAAGTCATTTTAGATGATGAAACTCTCACTGACGAACAGATTGCCGTCCTCCTTGTGAAAGCTCAGAAACAGGCTGCAAATCAACACTTTTGGGCGGATGATGATATTCCGACAGAGGCAGAGTTGGAGAGATTTTATAACCGGTATGAGTTTGAAATCTATGATTTGGCGAAAGCCATAAACTCTGATGATGCGAGGGGCGGACTTGTATCTCACACAGAGCTTGGAGTTACCCGGAACTGGGGACAGACAGGTAAGAAAGATATTGAGTTGGCCTTGGCAAAGATTCCACCCAAAACCTATGTAGGTCTGTTAAGGAGGGATGGCAATGCCGAAGCTGAGACTTAAAGACCTCAGATTAAACCAAGTCCCTTTTTATTACCAGACTTATGACGGAACGGTGGATGAAGTGGACGAGGATGGCAACCTTACCGGAGAGAGCATACCGAAGTATTCAAATCCGGTTCGTGTTCTTGCGAGAGTAAGCCCGAACTCAGGAAATGCCGAGGACTCTCCGTTTGGTAAAGATATTGTCTACGACAAGACCATATCAACCGTACAGAAATTGCCGATTGATGAATACTCAAAACTCTTCATAGATGTGGTTCCTATTCTCAACGAGGACGGTTCCACAGATACAGAACCGGATTATATATGTGTCTGCCCGAAACATGATTTGCAACAGAATCTATGGGCGATACGGAAGATTAAGGGGAATATCCATGCAGGACAAAATAACGATCAATCCCTTTGACCCGGACAGCATAGATGAGGCCATTAAGAAGCTGGAAAAGCGGAAAGAACGTATACACAAATGCGCAGAGAAACTTATACAGAGGCTTACAGACCTCGGAGTTGAAAAGGCACAGGAGTTAGTTCCGGTTGATACCGGTACGGCAAGATCTTCCATTATCGGTTATCTGGATGAGGCAGAGGGAGTTGGAATCATAAGTGCCGGAGGGTACTGCAAGTACATTGAGTTTGGTACTGGCGTAAAGGGTAGGGACAGTTCCCACCCAAGCGAAGAGTACAAGGCAATAATGAACTGGGCGTACAATTCCGGGGCAACAATCTTTACCACGAAAGACGGCAGAGAGGGTTGGTATTATCCGGCTGATGATGGCACATGGCGATTTACAG